AGGACCAATTCCTGTTGTAGATGTAGGAGATGGGTTCAAATAATTATAGTTACCCGCAGTCGAGGCAGGAGTAACATCTTGAGGCATATAAGAGTAAGGCCAATTTGTATAATTAGACCATTGATTACGTAAATTAGCATCACTTCTTTGCAAATAAAACATCCAACTAATAACCATTCCAAGTGAGTCTAAATCTATTTTATTCTGACCAGTAATATTATAATACGGTTTTTCATAAACTTGTTTAAATAAATATTTTTGTTCATTTTTTGCAAATAATTGAGATTCGTCATTAGAGAGAAAACAGTATGTACAATTTAAATTTATGTCCGCATTCCATAATGTTCTAGTATCTACATAAGATGTTGGACCAAGAATTTCATCTGGAGGCGTTTGCAAAAATCTATAAAATTGCATATAAAATTGGTTAAAATTTGGAGCAACGATAGGAAAGTTGTTAGCATAATCTATAACATCGCGAATAGTAAACCACTGATTAACAGGTCTAAAAGTTACACTTATTTGCAGTTCATTATATTGCAATGAAACTAAAGGGAATGCTTGTTGTGTTTTAAGGTTGAACCACGCTCCTAAAGGAATATATAGTGTTTGACCTGTAATAGAAGGCTGTGCGCCTGCAGGACTTGTTGTATAAAAAGCATTTGGATATGCATTAACACGCGCACCATAATTAGCAGGGTCATTTAACTGTGGAACATTTCCAATCATTTCATTAAATAATGCGATTTTTTGTGCAGAAAAATCTCTCTGTGCTGAAGCTAAAATGTATTTGCCAGAATATTCTTGTAACTTTTGGTTACCACAGTTAATGGTTATTTTTTCAATAATTTGCGCACCTATATTATCTATCCATTGAAACTCATAAGGCGCCCAATCCGTGTAGCTTATTGTGCCATCAGAGTTAGTAATGGATTGAGGAGGGTAAATAGGAGACCAAATATTTGGTAGATTCATTGAAATATAACAGTCCATAAGCAAGTCTGCATAGCGTTTCACTTTAAATGTAAATGTTGAACTTGATGTTAGATTTAATACGGGTGATCCTTCCGAATCCAAACGAAAATTTTGCTTACCAAAATTAGTATATTTCATATAAGTTGCCTTCCAAAATGTTTTTTCGGGATTACCGTTTAATATTACATTTTGTTGACCTTCGCTTACTAGTTGCATAAGACCGCCAGCCATATTTTATATATACATATAAATATTATTTAACTTTTTTGGTTTTAAATATATTATTTTAAAATAATATAATATATTATACTAATGTCAACCAATTCAAATAATTATTTAAGCAGTATAAAAAATTTGAATGAGGATTTTCAAAGCTATATTATACTAGCATTTATTTTCGTTCTTTTGATAATAATAGTGGGATACATAATTTACCTTAGAAGACTAGAAAGTAGTGAATGCAATTATATGAATAATTTATATTCCAGCGTAGACGGTAATTTAAAACCTATTTCAGCTAATGACCCTGATTGCAGTGGTAACTTATATGACTATTATATTAAAACAGCTTATAATGCTTGCAGCGGTGGTTCCTATAAAAATGACTACGTTGATATTTGCAATTTAAAAGCTGTACTAAAACAAGGCGTAAGATGTTTAGATTTTGAAATTTATTCAATAGATAACAATGCCGTTGTAGCAACAAGCACTACAGATGATTATTATGTAAAAGAAACATTTAACAGCGTTAGTTTTGGAGATGTAATGAGTACAATTCAAGGTTATGCTTTTGCAGGTGGAACTTGTCCAAATCCTACAGACCCTATAATTATTCACTTAAGAATTAAAAGTAATAATCAAGAAGTGTACTCAAATATGGCAAATATATTTAAATCATACGATTCAATAATGCTTGGTAAAGATTATAGTTTCGAAAATTATGGAAAAAATTTAGGAAGTCTACCCTTATTGACATTTCAAAATAAAATAATTGTAATTGTTGATAAAATTAATAATGCTTTTTTGGAAAACCAAGACTTTTTAGAATATGTAAATTTAACAAGCAATTCTATTTTTATGAGAGCATCCGATTACTATAATGTTAAAAATAGTCCAGATATAAATGAATTAACAGAATATAATAAAAAAGCTATGACAATTGTGATACCAGATGCAGGCGTAAACCCAACAAACCCAAGCGGATTTTTATGTAGAGCAACGGGTTGTCAAATGGTGGCTATGCGTTATCAAATGGTCGACAACTTTCTTATGGAAAATGCTTTGTTTTTTGATACTTGTAACTATGCATTTTGCTTAAAACCTGCTGACTTAAGATATACTCCAGTAACAATCCCTTCTCCAACTCTACAAAACCCGGAATACTCTTATGCTACAAGAAATGTTAGTAGCGATTACTATAATTTTAACGTTTAATAATAAAAGTAAAAAAATAATTTAAACATTATATTATAAATACTCTAATATAATGGGATTTAAAATGTCAAAAAATGTTGAAGAAAACAACTGTGTTAATCATTACTGTCCTAAATGCATGGAGTCTGGAAAGTTACCAAATATAGCTGGAAGGTTTTGTATAATTAATGAAACTGAATGTCAATGTAATGGTTGCAAAACTATTTACCTGAAATCAAAGTTCTATAAAATAATTATTGAAAATGCTACTCTATTAAAAGAACCAGCTAGTTAAGTCAATGTCTTCAATTAAGTATTTACGTTTAATTATATCTATTATTATTTTAAAAACCAAGTTTTTTTTTATTTTTTTATAATGCTTAATTTCATTTATTATATTATTTAAAGTCTCTTTTGGCGACCAATTCGCGTTGCAAGTTAGCGACTCACAACAAAGACACTCAATTCCAAAGTTTTTTTTTAAATTAATATATTCATAATTTGTTTTGCCATATAAAAAACTTTTATATGGGCGATTATTTAAAAAAACTGCTGGGCAAACAAAAGGATAATTCTGGTTAATAACAAATTTATAACAAACTATTTTGTTATCAATTAATTCATAAATAATAACATTTATTTCACCTGAAGTTTTGCCTTCTTCAATTGTAATTTCATCATAAAACTTAGACATACTAGTAAGCTCGCGTTGTAATCTTCTATAAATACTTGTTTTACAAGCTAAGGATCTCATCATTAAATCTGTCTTATTCTCCATATTAAAGTATTTAATATATGTTTTTATATAATAATTTTATATGATTATTATATGAAAAACAAAAATATTTGCAAAGATTTATCTTTTTCAGATTGCGAATTAGCAATTTTGCGTATGTCTGTTGACAAAGCCGAAGAAAAAATGAGAAAACGTATTGTTAACTCAGAAGATATAAAAAATATAATACAAATAGTAGAAGACTTTATTAAACGTAAAAATTTAATATGTTATGGTGGAACTGCTATTAATAATATTTTGCCTTCAGAAGACCAATTTTATAATAAAGAAGTAGAAATTCCTGATTATGACTTCTTTACAACAAATGCATTGGAAGACGCAAAAGAATTAGCAAACATTTATTACAAGCGCGGATTCACAGATGTAGAAGCTAAGTCTGCTCAACATCAAGGAACATACAAGGTGTTTGTAAATTACATACCAGTCGCAGATATAACAATGTTACCAAAAGAAATATATAACTCAATAAAAAAAGACTCAATTAGAATAGGAGGAATATTGTACACATCACCCAATTATTTGAGAATGTCAATGTATTTAGAATTATCTAGACCAGCTGGTGATATAAGTAGATGGGAAAAAGTATTAAAACGTTTAATGCTTCTTAATAAAAATTATCCAATAACAAATATTGATTGTGGAAAAATTAATTTTCAAAGAGAAATGGAAAATAAAAATGATGAGAACAAAATTTACGACAATGTAAGAAATACATTAGTAAATCAAGGAGTCGTTTTTTTTGGCGGTTACGCTATTTCGCTTTATTCACAATACATGCCAAAAAATTTAAGACATAAGCTAGAGAAGATAGCAGATTTTGATGTATTATCTAACGACCCAGAAACAACAGCTGAAATAGTAAAAGAACGTTTAACAGATGTTGGTATAAAAAATTCAAAAATTTTAAAAAGACAACCAGTAGGTGAAATAATCCCGGAGCATTATGAAATTAAAATTGGAGATGAAACGATTGCATTTATATATAAACCAATTGCTTGTCATAGTTATAATGTATTAAATATTCATGGACAAAAAGTAAAAATAGCTACAGTTGACACTATGTTGAGTTTTTACTTTGCATTTTTATATGCAGATAGACCTTACTATAATCAATTTTTAGATAGAATTTTATGTATGTCAAAGTTTCTTTTTGAAGTTCAACAAAAAAATAGATTAGAACAAAAAGGATTACTTAGGCGTTTCAGTATAACTTGTTATGGTCATCAAGAAGGTGTAGAAGAAATGCGAGCAGAAAAAGCTAAAAAATATAAAGAGTTAAAAAGTAAAAGAGATAAAAAAGAATTTGAAGAATGGTTTTTAAATTATAAACCAGATGATGCAATTCAAAAAAATAAATCTAATGATAAATCTAACGATAAATCTAATGATAAATCTAACGATAAATTAAATAAAGAAAGTAATTTAAATAATAAAACAAAAAAACATAAAAAAAATAAAAAACCTAAACAAAAATTATTTATTGATATTTATGGGAAAAAAAGTAGAAAAAACAAAAAAAACTTGTATTAACGCAAATTTGTTTCGACAAAAATTTTAGAACCGTCTCTATTATTGTTATCGTGAGACTTTCTCTTAACATAATTAAATTTATAAATTAAAAACCCAATAATAATAATCAAAATTGCAATTCCAGCGTAAATATAATAAATGTATTCCGATTTAAACAAAGAAAAATAAAAGGGCAAATAATCTCCCACAGTGTTATCATTATTAACAATCTTATTTGCGAGAGAAAATGAAGCTAGGTCTCCAAAAACATTCTGTAAATTGTCCATTTATTTATATTTATACTTAAACTAAATAAAACAAACTCACAAACAATATGTTTCTAATATTAAAATAAATATATCTTGAAATATTTTTGAAAATAATTTAAATAAAAACGAATCTTTTTGTTCGTTAGTAATATTATTTTTAATGAAAATAAAAATATATGTAATAAATATACAAATTTTTTCTATTAAAAACTTAACATAATTAAATCCAATATTAATAAAATTCCAATCATTAACATAGCTGCACATTTGTGTGTTGCTTTTTTTAATAAAAAAACTATGCACATCTAATAAACCAGATAAAATCCTATGAAAATTAGTTTTTTCATTTTTTATATTTATCAAGTTGCTAATTTTATCGTAACCAAATAAGTCTAAATATAAAATTTTTTTATTAGGTTCTTTATTAAAAATATAAGGATTTATGCCGTCAATATATTTATTCTCATACAAGTAGTTACCATCAATTAAATAAGGTATAAAACACGACTTAATTATTGAATTAAATATTTCATCTAGGTTTTTATATTTTGACTTAACTATTTTTTTTCTCTTTACAATATTATTATAGCAAATAAAAAGTTTATTGTTTACTTTTTCACAAATATTTTCAGGAACATTATCTTTTAACATATCTTTCAAAGTTTTCATAATTTTTAAATTATAACACTTTTTGAAATCATTCTGAACTACAGTGTACAATTTTGACATTAAATCTAGTCCATCAATAAAATATAAAAATGCTACAACAGACCCAATACTACATCCAGATATTCTGTCAACTTTAATATAATTTCGTTTTTCCATTTCTTTTAAAAAATATAATGCGCCTACAAGGTAACTACCATTAAACACACCTCCGTCTAAAACTAAATCAATAACCAGAGGGGTTTTTGTATTTTTTATATCATCAGGTAAATTTTCAATTAGCTTATTAACGTATTCTTGAATCATTTATTATTATTAAACGGTATTTACTATTTAATAATAAAACGTATTAACTTAAAAATTAGACTTTTTTATTCATAACAATTTTTTAATTTTTTAATTTTTTTAACTGCGTTTTGTCAATATTTTTGTTAAATAAATGAAAATATAACTCAGTTATAGTATTGTGACTTGCATACTGAATTATATTTAAATTAGTTTAACTATATTTAAAACGCACTAAAATGGTTTGTGATTTTATTCAGAATGTAAAAAATCAGACCAAATAAAATGCTTGTAAACCCAAAACCGTTAATATTTAAATTGCCATCATTTGAGAATAATACGGGAAAATAGGAATATAAAAATTTTCTAAAAAATGGGAGTTGAAATAAAAAGTATAAAACTGCCAACAATAATGGCGTTTGTATTTCATTATACATATCGTCTAGAGAATTTTGCCTATTAGCATTTTTATTGTAACTATCTATCATATCATCAGCATCTTCGTAATCTTTAATGTAATCAATACTATTTTTAGGAGGAAGAGGAACGTAATTTGGTTGAACTTGCGGGTCAGTGCTAAGATTAGTTGTTATCATAGGAATATCTCTAGACGGTAACAGAGTTGCACCAGAAATGCTAGCTTGTTGAATTCCACTAACTATTTGATTAATTGTTGTTTGGTCTAAAGAAAGATTAGGACTTTGAACCTGACTAATTTGTTCGCTTGCATTAATAGAAATATTATTGCTAACGCTTCCTCCTCCAACAGGGTCAGTAGGTAAATCTAAAATGCTCGTTGATTCATTCATAATTAGTATAAAGAATGATTCATTTTAATAATTACGCAAATAAATTATTCAAAATTGATAATTTTTGCATTTTCGTTACACTTTGTTGCGTAATGATTGTATTTTATACACTTTCCATTGCTTTTATAAATTTTATCTTGAAATTGGTCTAAAGGAGGTGCGTGAAATATTAAACATTTTTTATCTTTACAAACAGTTCTAAAAAGTGAAGCTAGACCAAATCCTAATAAAATAGACATTATATATTTACCAATTTCAGTATGAACAAATCTTCCAAAATTTACAGGCATTTATATATTTTATATATTTTATTTATGTTTGTATTGGTATTTTTGATATTAAAGATTCATCTTTTGGACACTCGATAATTTCTTGTTTAAACGAAAAACAGTTATCAGCCTTATCTTTAAATAAAAATTTGTCAACATTTTCAGGCGTAGGATAAATAAACACAGTTTTCATTTCAGGACCTAAAATGTAAACAAAAAAAAGCCCAATTGCAAAACTAATTAAAAATGCAGGAATTGATATATAATTTAAAAGCATTTATATATTAATTCTATAAATTAAATAAAACATAAATTTTATAAAAACATATTAGTTTATTGGAATATGTTTTTAACTGAATTATGCCTTTCTAACAAAAATATTGGGATCACTCTTTCCTCTTATGAGGCAGTGAGTTTTACAACACTTAACGGAAACCCTTTTACAAATATACAAATTATACAAATATACGAATAAATACGTGTAGTATATACAGTGAGTTTTTATTTTTCATCATTATTTTTTGTATTATCATAATATTTTGCGAGATATTCACGAGTTGCAGATGTGTCTTTTAATTGAGCACATTTAATAAAGATTGAATATTCACTTGGATCTTCTAAATTTTCATACCCAACAAATACGTGGGCGTAAGATAGGCAGTCTTTTTTCAGTTGAAATCTATTACTCCATTTTTCTGTTTCAAGTACCTTAAATGTAGAAGCAACCTGGACACCTAAGCCTTTTGAATCAGATGAAAGATAAAACCCGTCTTCATTTTTTTTGGGCATTGATTTACCAATAATTCGTTTTCCTAGAATACTTTCGTAATGCTTATGTGCTTTTTTCCATAGGTCTTCATCATTACCCTCATATACTTTGAATTTCATACATAATTTTTTATTTATAAGTTCAATTTCATCAAATGCTTCTTTTTTGATTTCACGTTCTGATGGTTCCTCAGGTTCTAATCCTGTTATATCGCGTAGAGTGCACGATTTGCCTGCACAATCTGTAATGATATGATCTATTTCAGCTTCATATTCCAAACATAATTCAACAACTTCTTTTGTTAAAGAATAAATTTTTGTTGTTTTTATATATTTTTTATTTTCTTCAGTCCATCTGGCATAGTTAAACAAAAACCTACATAACTGATACAATTTGTCACTAGTAAAATGTTGGTGGCTAATAATAACGTTATCAAAATTTCCTAATTGAGGATTTATAAGAGTTACACTCATACTAACACACTCAAATCCTGTAATAAAAGTTGGACAGTTAGGCGTTTCTTTAATAAGTTGTTGAATCATGTATGCAGGCTCGCGTAATAGACCTTCTTCTTGCTTTCTTTCTTCGTTTGGCAAATTCTTGGCTTGTTGTCTAATAAGCCCACACGATATTATTTCTGCCATTTTATCATCACGATTTCTAAGTAACTTATAACCATCTCCATTTAAAACTATAACATTTGCGTTTTGTATACGAGTTAATATAATTTGAGCACATTGGTAATGAGTTAGTACGCGTGGATAAGCTGGAGCAAAGTGGTAACTAAACTGGTCTGGTACAATGTTCAATTTAGGAAGTATATTGTTTAAAAACCCCATCATAAGCGCCTCGTTACCTAAGTTAAAAGGAAATTTATCGATATACCAATTAGGCGACTTTAAAGTAAATTTTTTTCCTTTGTATGCTAATGATAAAATATGTGAAGATATTTCTGTAGAAGAATACTCATTTGCAAGTTCTGCATGGTCTAATTCTTCAAAGTATTGAAGACCACAATTTTTTACGCCAAAATAGTTTTCAGAACGTATATCAAGTAATTCTTTCTCAACATCCCTAATAGGAATTCTGTAAAACAATGAATTGCTATCTTTACTATTCCATATCCCATTAGGTGTTGCACTATAACCAATTATTTCAGCTACGACTGGCGATAAATTAAAATCCTTAATATATCTCTCATTTTCAGGAATATATTTGTGTGCTTCATCAATATGAATTATAAATTTACGATTAGAATCAGTTATTTTTTTGGAATCTAAAGCCCTTTCAAACAATTCAGGAAGTGCCTTGCGGATTCTTTTTTCGTGAGCACAACAAACAATGGCTTTAATATCAGTATCGGGTGATGTTATTATTTTCATAACATCCGTTACTGATTTTGCATGGTGACAATCACCTGCTGTTTCTTTTTTGCTGTTAAAAACAATGAGTCTTTTTGGTCCAACGAGTTCAACCATTCTTTCATAAAACTGCATTCCAGAAGCAAGTGTATTCATTGTAAGAACAAGGTGAATGTTTTGACTTTTGTCACTAATTATGCTGTTAATACAAATACTTGTCTTACCTTGTTGAGGCTTACGAACTTCAAGACTTAACTTACTCTCAACTTCTTCAATTGATAATTCGTCAGACATATTTATACTTAATACTTGATTTAGTGTTAGATTGTTTTTAAATAGTTTTTTAAAATATTTTTAATACTGGTTTGTTTTATTAAAGCTACACAACATTAATAACACAATAATTATTTCAATTTTTTTTATTTTACAATTTGTTTAAGTACTGACAAAGAACATCCTGTAGGGCGAGCCAGTTTATTATATATTTTCATCATCGGAGTCGCTCATATTTTTAGTTTCTAAACTGGAATCAGGATAAAAAGTTATAGGTTTAAACGGAGTTATTTTTGTAGAAGATAAAGATTTTTCATTACTACTAGATTCTATAATAAGTTCTTTTTTAACAGGCGTTTTTGTAATAACTGCTTTTAACCCAACATCAAAACTTAAAACTTTATTGTTAAAATATGTAAATTCTAAAGACTGATTAGTGTATTTATTTTGTATTAAGTTATAAGTATTTTCATTTTCATTATAATATACTGCGTTTTCTTTGTACTTTAATTCAGATATTTTATTTAAAAGTGGTTTTAAATTATTTAAGTAAATATTTACTGCGTCGCGAACATATTGTGCATTATCATCTTCATCAAATTTTTTTATCGATAGTTTTATTTCTTCAATATAAAAATATGACTTAGTAATGCTTTCTTTGAGCTCAGTTTTTTTTTCTAAATTATCGGTTATAGAATTATATTCATCAAGATACGATTCTAATAGAGCAGTTAAACTTGATATATAATCCTTAATTTCTTCGAAGTTTTTTAAAGCAGTTTCAGTAGTTATTAACCCAAATAAAAGACGGTTTTTGTCATCTATAATAGATTTTTTATTATCCTGAATTTCTTTTTCAATGCCTTCTAAGACAACAGGCAATAAATTATATTTACCTGTTTGAACAGTAATATTTAAATTGCAAGGGTTTGAAATTACACCACAAACAGCTCTAAATTCTTTATAATCATCTTTTCCAGGAAAAAACTTAACTGAAAATAAAGTGCCTCCTGGTCTTTTACAATTTATACATTTTGGTTTTAATTTTTTAAATTCATTTTTTTTCTCTTTTGAACTTAAAGTAACATTATTAAGAATTATTTTATTTTTTTTAAAAAGTTCAGTTTCATATTTGTTTTTTAATTTATAAAATTCATTTATAGCAGTTTCAACAGATTCAGCCATTATATAATTATACCTTATAATTTATTTAATTATACCTTATAATTTATTTAATTAATTATAATTAATAATTAGGCTTTGTATGTATAATATCATATTCACTTTCCCACTGTGGAAGACCAGTTATTAATTCTTGATGAGCTTTACGCTTTGCTTCTTGGAAATTTTTGATTTTTGATAAAACGTATTGTTGTTTTTCTTTATTTTTTCTCTCTAATTCAACAGGAGTCAGCTTCCCTTTATATTTATATAAAAGTATTAGTCCTAAAACAATTAAAAATGCTATGAATAATCCAATGTTAAAAATATAATTATGAAAGTTGTTCTTAATAATATGACATTGTTTAAGTGTTTGATTTAAAAAATACCTTACTCCTGGTTCAGTAAGAGTTGGTTTAGGCGAAGACCAATCTTGATTAGAAAAGTTATTTAAGTCCATATTATTTATAGTTAAAAATATAAATTAAATTATACATATTATCTATATGGCTGGTTCTTATTTAAATATTGTTACATTTTTATTGACAACATTATTTTATTATATGGCATTAAAACCCAGACTAACATATCAAACATTAAATAATCAAAAAGAATTTACTTCTTTTACAAGCAATAATTATATTTATTTAGCTGTTTACATATTATTAGTTATTATAATTCAATTTATGGTTAATGCCTCAATAATAAGTTCAACGTGTGGTGGAAGCATTACTGAAAATATAGGTTCAGCAGGAATATTTACTTTTTTGCCGTGGATTTTGATTTTTGGAGTATTAGTTTTAGTATTAACAATTTATCCTGGATTTAAAAGTGCATTTTCAGATGTAATTGGTTATTACTATGTTTCAAGTTCTGCAAATAAAGTTCTTACTGATTTACTAATTGATAAAAATATTCAAAGCAAGTTAGATTCTGATGCAACAATGTCTGCAGATAAAAAAGTAGCAATGCAAAGTGCTGCTGATGCAATTATTAAAATTTGCGGAAATACATCAATATTAATTAATCAAATAGTCCCAGATAATTTCAATAATTATTGGAATATACTAAAACCATTAATGAAAGAACAGTATCAAAGCGATGGTCCTGCAGCAGATTCAATGAAAAGTAAATTGTTTGAATTAGTAGTAACGCGTGATGATGTTGGTGAAGCAATGTGGTATATGTATACAGGCATTTTATTGACTTCGATTGTTCAACTAAAAATTTCAACTAAGGGTTGTGCAAGTAGTCCTAAAACTATGGAGCAAAATTATCAAAAATTTTTAGAACAAGAACAACAAGCAAAAACAACACAAGAACAAGCTACAGGAACAACATACACAATAACAAATTAGTAAACAAAAATATAATTTAAATAATAATTTATATACTATATTATATAAATTATGTACAAGAATTTAGATGTTATTATTCTTATTATTATTATTATTATTATTATTATTATTATTATTGGGTTTTAGAAGAGAGAAAAAAGCAAATGAAGCAAAACATATTGAACTATACTGTGGATGTATTAAACATAAATACTCATATTATGAAGAAAAAAATAATAATTAAAATAACTTAGGGTGCGCAACATAAAACATAACAGCTAAATAACACAAAATTCCTAAAACTAATGATAGTAACCAAATAGGTAAAATAGTTTTATTTCTGTAACCAATCCCAAATTCTCTTATACTACCATCCCTATTATAAAAACACGCTGGTTTCATTAGCTGGATAATTCCAAATATTATAATAAATAATACAATAGCAAAAAGAGTAATATTTTCTCTAATAAAGTTTCGGTACATTTTATATATAATTATAAACAATTTTTTTTATAATTGTATTTTCTCTAAAACTAAATGAAAATTTAGTCAAAATCAGCATAATCTTCATACTCTTCTTCAGGGGCTTCAAACCCGTCAGTATTTCCATTATAAAAATCTTCATTCATATAACTCATATCATATGCGTCTGCATTAATCTCGCTATCAATTTGTTGTTGATTAATATATTCATTAACTAATAAGTTAATATTTTCATCATTTGCATCTTTATTTTTTCTTCTAATATTTTTTTCAGCTTTTTCCATTTGGTCTCTAAATTGTTGCTCTTCATCATAAAAGTTTTTATCTAATGTAGTCAACCCTTTTTGCATTCCTTTGCTATACATACCGAGCTTATTAATTTTAAGAATTGTATCTCCGTCTCTTTCCTCATCAGTCATTTGTTTAAGTCTATCAGTAACAAGGTCTTTCTCTCTTTCTCTTAACTTAAACACTCTATCTTGGATTTCTTCATAAGACGTATTTATAGTATCCTTTTGATTATTCATAATTTCAATAAAAGCTATTAGCAATTGTGTAGTTTTTTGTCTTAACTCTTTCATATTTCCTTCAACGACTCTAACGTCTCTACTATTAATAGTTAAATCAACTTGTGTTTCTCTTTCTTCTAAATACTCTGCTGCAAAAATATCTGTTATTTGAGTTTCTTTTTGAATTTCTAATACTAACATTTCATCATTCTCAGATAATTCTATATAATTAAGTAGAACCTTTAATAAATAAAACTCATACAAATATTTGCTAGTTCTCTCATCAAATATAGGTTTCAATTCTTTATCATTAATTTTAATCGATGTAAAACAAGGAGTAGTTTTTGATAATTTAAAAATATTTTGTGCAGATTTTTGAATAGTTGTTAAAACATTACTTATTATAGACACGCCATAAAATGAGTTAAGTTTTGAATAATATTCATTTATATATTTTTTTAATTTTTTTGCGTGATTATCGGAAAACCCAAAATAACTAGGTATAAGCGTTTCAGAATGATTAACTTTATTTAATATTATATTTGGAAAAACATTAACAAAATTATCAACAAACGTTTTATAAAAATTAACGATATTATACAATCTTTCATCTGAAATTTTAATGTTTTCATTACGATTAGAGGTTTCTGAAATCCAATTAGATAAATTTTCTATAGCATTTTTAACTTTTCTAATAGAACTTTTTGTTGTTGTAGAACCACTATTTTTTTCAATAAATTCAATAATTTCCTCCTTCATTGAGACATTTGCCTTTATTAAATAATTATTCAAGTCTCTTATTTGTTTTGTAGTTTCAGTAGAAGCTATATCAAACGTGTCTAAAACTTTTTTAATTAAAGTAATCAATGACCCTTCAACTACCTCATCATTTTCGTCATTTATAGCTTCTAATAAACCACCTAGTTTTGTTATATACGACACTTCAGGTGAATCCAAATTTAAATTAACTATATTGTTTCTACCAACTAACTGCAAAAGTCTTAACAATTGTTCATTTGTATAGTTTCTACCATCATCTTTTAATTTTTGTATAATTCTATCTAATGAATCATTTGGATTAATTAAAATAGAGTCTGGTTTGTCTGTACATAATGGTAATAAATCTTCTGGAATTGGAATTAATGTTTTAAACTTGCAAAAGTGAATAAATGACAAATATATAATTTTTTCATCAAATGCATTGCTTACTGGTGGATATTTGTTTTTAGTATTAATGTTGCTATAAAATAATCCTGATTTTGAATAACTTAAAACATCTGTCATTATATTTGTAAGCCTTTTAACAATTTGATTAAATTCTGTTATATCTGGGTCTTGTTTTTCAAAATAACTAATAGTAGTTTCGCCTTCAGAACCTTCACAACACGCATTTTCAATATAAGGTTCATTATTTGAATTTTGTAAAATAAGTTTATGTTTTTTAATTATTGATTGTATTCTTTCTTGAATTGCTAGAGAGAATTGTATTATTTTTGAATCAATAACAAGTAATTTTTCTCTTTGGTTTGGAGACCCATTTTTTAAATCATTTATCAATGAGCTTTTAAACTCTTGAGAAATATTTGTAAGATGTTTAATATGAAATGGAACTAATGGTGGAAGAAATTGTGACCATCTTGTTATATCGTGTTCTTCTGGAATTTCAGTTGCTTTATTAGTTAGTAAATAATCTGTTTTTTCTTCAAATTTTAATTTAACGTCTGGACTTGCTAATAAAACATCATCAATTGAAGCCTTTAATCTACCTGTTATAAGCTCAATCTTTTTTCCTTTTAATACATTCCATGGTTCTCCCGATTCTCTTATATCATAAGCAACACAAACTAAATAAGTTAAACTAGATAAATCACCAGCACCTTCAAATGGATAACCAGTAAAAGACCTTACGCAACCAGGATGTGTTTTTCTTGTTTTTACAGATGGTATAGACGTTTGAACTGCAATTAAATACATACCAATAGTAAAATACAAAATAGCTGTGTTATAAAAATCTTTATATGATGCAATTTTTTTACCTTTGTGAGCCATTTCTTTTACTTTATCTTTATAATCTGATTCAGTTTCTAATGTATCTTTTAATGATGATAAAACACAGTTAATTATAAATTCTTTTTGATTCTCTATGTTAATCCCCATTGCAACTGATAAAGCATTTACTATATTATTTATCATTTTTGAATCAGGAGTATCATATTTAAATTTATTCACTTCTGTAGAAAAAGTAATTTTATTTCCAGCATCTTCTTCTAACTCGGCGCGTGTAGAAACCCTAAAACCTTCTTCATACCCCTCTTCAACATCAAAATCAACAGGACAAATAGCCAACCCAGTATATTTATCACACCACATGTCTCCATCATCACTTAGTTTACCGATTCTTGATTTTAATAAATCTAGATAATTTTTATATCCAGTAGGGTTTCTAATATATTCAGACGCCAATTCAAATTTAAAAACAGGCAATAATTTTGTATTAGATTTTGGGCAATATAACCAGTGAATATCTTCGCCAATTCCTTCTACTTCATTATTCCAAATACTAGAAATATGTTGTCTTGTATATAATTTTGCAAATCTAACTATATCATTCTGTTTTTTAACAAAATCACTTTGTCTTAAAATAAGGTTTAATAGTTTTAAGCTAGGAGATGTAGCAGTAGAAGTTGTGTCATCTTCAATTCCAACACCTATTTTATATTTTTCATTGTTATATTTTAATAAATTATTAGTTTCAATATTGGATAGAACGCCAATAATAATAGAATAATATTCAAATTCTTCATTAATTTTTTCTTCAAAATCCTTTTTTGAGATTTTATATCTTGTGTCAAATTCATTTAATACGTCTTTTAATAAATTGTTTTGCATTTGAATTTCATTTAAAGTAATGCTTTCACATTTTTCATCAAAAATATTTAGTGTGCTAACACATTTTTCTTGTAAGTTGCATAATATATTTGGATCATCGGTATTTACTTTGTCTGCAACTTCATTGTCAATAATCCATTTGCTTTCTCTACGAACATAATAATCAACATCTAACTTAGATTTGTCTTCTCTTGTATTATATAGTAATGCATACTGTCCATCCAATACTTTTTTATAACCATCAACTAATGTATCAGCTAAATAATTTGCTTCACTTTCGGTGATTTTTTTCTTTTCCATTAAATCTTTGATTATGTGCACTTTTAAATCCTCAGTTGACATAGTTAAAATTTGTTTTTCATAATCATTTTCCAATAAAGAATAATTAGTTTTATCATATTTTTTATCAAAGTAAATTTCAATATTATTATCTTCATTTAAATCCTCCAAACTATTATACTGTTTTGCAACAATCATTGGTTTGCAAGTATCATTTTCTTCTTCGGTTCTTTGTTTTGTTTTTAACGTTTCCTTTTCACTTTCGAAAATACTAGATATTTCACCAGGAAACATTAGTGAAACATTTTGCAATGATAAACCTGTTGTGTAAAGTCTTCCATAATCCTTTAATGTTATTTTTCTAAGCAACTCTGAGTTTGTAAAAATTGATGTATTTTTATCAATTTGTATATCATAATCTTGAAAAATTTCCCCCTTTATTTTATCATTTAAAATAGTAATAATGGAATAAGCCTTACTTGCGACCAAATCTTGTGACTTAATTCTTGTAAGAATTGAGAATATTCTTGAACGTTCAACAAAATTAACATTGTATTCAGAAATTCTTGAATCAATAAACTTAATAATGTCAACATATTGCATATAAGTTAATTGGTCTGTGTAAACTAAGAATGGTTCTAGATAAGACACTACATCTACTATTGAAAGTTTTCCAGTAATGTATTTTTTCATTAAATTAAATAATATCTTAGTTTTTGGTACAATTAGATTAATAAACTTTGAGTAAATATCTTTTTTTGAAAGTCCGCCCAACTCTTCATCTGATAAATTTAAAATATATTGTTTTATGTTATTAGCAAAATTGTTTTCATTAAATTCAATGCTATTTTCAAATGTATCTATAAAAATATCATTAACAATTGTTTTTTTCTTTAAAAACTCCCAATAATTTAAAAATACTAAATTTAAATTAGCTTGTGTTAAAATATCAGTTCCAGGAAGATTTATCTTTGAAAATCTAATAGTTGGTTCAGGTAGAAATAAAAAAGATTTAATAGACATAGTATCTGGTTTTGAAATTTCAACACGATGGGTTTTTAAATTTGTGTTTGTTGATTCAATAGTATCTAATTTGGTTAGTCCGAGATTATATTTTTGAATTACAAAACGTCTTAATCTAATATTATTATTATGAAAAACAGAAGAGTAAAAGTCACTTAAGTTATCAATTATAACATTAATATCGCTTTTAACTGTTTTTTCTGTTAAAATTGTTCCAACGTCTTCGTCACTAATCAAATCAAATGGTGTAAAATATGGATTCAATTCAGAATATAAAGTTGCATACTTATTTTGGTCAACAGGCATTGTATTTGACTTATATCTATCAAGTATATCCTTCATATTACTTAAATCTCTGTCTAGGGATATATTAACAATATCTGTATTTTCATCGTCGTTATTATTTGGATCATATACTTTTTTAATATTTTTAACTACAGGCAATAACCAATACAAATTTTGTTTTAATTTGTTAAAATAATTTGTTAAAGGTTTAAAATCCGCTTCTATAGTTAAAGCTCCTTCAATATTACCAAACTCATCAAAGTATGAAAAATTCTCTCTTAATTGTTTAAATCTTTCAATCATAATATGAATATTATTAAGAACTCTAGGCGTTCTTTGTGCATTAGGTATAGTTGATAACAACTCGTCTAATAAATCAGAAACTTGAGTTTCAATGCTATATCTTTGTGACTTACTAGAAACATCTACAAATTGCACTACAGGTCCTAACTCTTCATCGCCAAATTTTATTTGGTCAGCTCTTAAAATAAATTCTCTCAACTGATTTTTTATACTTGTAGTTGGAATATTAATTTGAAGCTTTGCAGTATCCATAACTTCGTGTTGTCTTTCAATGTTAGGAATACTTAAATCAAGCTCTTCTTCCTGTTCATTGTCTTGTCCTTCTTCCATTTCCGTTTTTTTTGGTTCTGTGGGTCTCTCTCTAATTTCAATTGTTTCAATTGGTAAATCTTCGGGAATACCTTTGTAATCAAAGTTAATGTATAAAATGTCACCATCAATTGTTTTTACTTCAATCGTATCTTCTTCTAAATTTGTAATTTCACCTGTAATTATAACTGGAAAATCCCCATCGAAATAAATATTTATCCATTTGCCAGGAAGCAAATCGTTTTGTCTTGCATAACTAGCGGTATCACTTCTACTTAAAATAGCAATTTTTGTAATATTGCCGTCACCAAATGTTCCATCTTCTGATATTTTTACTTTAATTTTATCGAGTGAATCTGTATCAATTAAATAAGCTTTTGAATTGTCAATATAATCTATAATAAATATTTTATCGTTTAAATTTTCATTTAAAGGGTTTGTTATTTTAATAACATCTCCTAGCTGCAATTCTAATACGATATTATTCGTTTTTTGTGTATTATTTGTTTTTTTTTCGCTTTCTTCATTTGTTGACATTTGTTTCTATATTTATTATAGAAATTTTTATGCTTAAGTAAAAATCAATATAAAATATAGTTTAAAGACAAAATATTAATATAACTAATTAAAATATGTGTTCACCTAATGTTCCATTTGCAAACCTGTCTGTAATCCCTGGTTTTAATGATATTATTAATAACGATAATAAAGATGATTCAAATATACTAAAATTAAATAAAGTTGAATGCAAAACGTCTAATAACCAAAAGTATAAAGTTATTAGATATGACAAAAATTTTTTAAGCGTAGATTTAGTTTCTACATATGGTTTGTGTAGGTCAGTTATACTAAATAGTAATAATGATGTAGTTTCATTTGCCCCTCCTAAGTCTATTCCAACAGATGATTTTATTCGTAGATATCCAGAGAATACAGAATCCATTAGAGCTGAAGAATTTATTGAAGGAACTATGATTAATGTATTTTGGGATCCTAATATTGGATTAAGTGGTTCGTGGGAAATATCAACTCGTAATACAGTTGGCGCTACATCTAGTTTTTATAAAACTGCTAACACTAAAACTTTTAGAAGTATGTTTTTAGAAGCTGCAAAAGAAAATAATTTATTTTTGGACAAGTTAAATCAGGTATACTCTTACAGTTTTGTTTTACAACATCCACAAAATCGGATAGTTGTTCCATTTAATAAACCAAATTTATATTTAGTGGCATTGTATCGCATTGATAATAGCAATAAAGATAATGTTTTAGTTTATTATATAGATATTAACGAAGTAAAAAAATATGATTGGAATGATGCAACTATTAAGTTTCCACAATTTTATGAATTTGAAAAGTACTCAGTTTTGATTGAAAAATACGCTTCAATGAATACATCGTATGATACATTAGGTTTTGTTTTATATAATACAGTTACAGGAGAGCGTGCTAAAATTAGAAATCCTGTATATGAACAAGTGAGAAATTTAAGAGGCAATCAACCTAAGCTTCAGTATCAGTATTTGTGCCTAAGAATGGAAGGAAAGGTAGGAGATTTTTTGAAATTTTATCCTGAAAACAAAAGAGATTTTTCCGACTTTAGAGACCAATTACATTTGTTTACTCAAACACTTTTTTCAAATTACGTTTCTTGTTACATTAAAAAAGAAAAACCGCTTATTGACTTTTCTCAACAATACAGAACACATATGTTTAATATTCATAAACATTACTTAAATGACCTTAGAGAACAAAAGTTTTTCGTAACAAACACTGTTGTTATTAAATATGTTAATAATCTACATCCATCGCTTTTGATGTATTGTTTAAATTATAATATGCGAAAAAGAAATGTAGATTACATTAAAGCTGAAGCTGAAGAAAAAATTTCAAGCGATGAATAAAATTTTTAATAGATTATTGTGAGAATTAATAACTGTTAACAAATAATAAATAACTCAAAAATATACCAAAAAAGTTTTTTGAAAATAAATCCAAAATGTTATAACAAATATTTTTGATTTTATAAGGTAAAACAGCAACTATACCATAAAATGACCAAACAATAAAAAAATATAAAAATATTTTAAACCCGTCATTACTTAATATAGCATATTTTTTATAAATAATATAATAATAAATCAAAAATGGAATAAACCCTAATGACACGCCTAACAATGTTGGAAGTAAATTAATTTCACCTAAATAACCAAATAAAAGCATTAACCAATTTAGTAACAAAATTATAATAATGGTGTATAATTCTTGGTTAAATAATTCAAAAAAATTTAGTTTATAACTGATGTCAGTATCCTTATATTTCAAAAAAATTAAATAAAAAATTAAGCTAATTAACATTGTTGGTGTTGTAAATGCCCAATCAAAGTATCTTTTTGGAGTAATATTTAAAATATTATTAAAATTATACAACCAATGCACATAAAATGAACCTTCAATAAACTGTACAATTAGTTCTAACGCCAACATTTGTTTTAAAAGATTAAAATTTGATGGAACTTTAATAAATAAAAAAAATAATTCGACAATACCTGTTATTGCTTGCGTTACAATAGATAAAATTAATGATGTATAAACGGTTAAATTTATCATATATAATAATTATAAAATAATTATAAAATAATTATAAAATAATTATAATAAATCTAGTAAGGAGTATAAAACACGTCAATTATTAAATACAAAATATTTTTATTTGTATTTAAGTTATTTAATTATTATTTAATAAGCATAATAATTAAAAAATTATTTAAATTTTTTTAATATTTGTAAAACTTAATTTTATATTTATTTTTTAACAAGTCTTAAAAACTCCTTTCTAATTCTTTTAAATATATTTATAGATTCAGCATTGCATTCTTGTAGATGTCCTTTAATGGTAGATATTTCAACTGCTTCAGAGTAAGCTACTCTAATAATGCTATATGTATCGTGAGGATGCATTTTTTTAAATCCACAAAATGTAAGCATATTGGTTTCATAATATTTTGTGTACAAGAAATATTCTAATACTTTTCCAACTGTATAATCCTCATTTTCAAGAATAACATCAAAACAGTTAGCCATAGTGTTTTGAGATTTAATAATTTTTAAATCGTCCTTTTCAATCAAATTATTAAGGCCATCAAAACTATTTATTAATATTTTGCAAGATGTCTCAATAAGCTCACTATTTGTAAATACACCGACGGAGTCTATTGTAAAATCGTAACTATCCTTTTTTGTGATACGCATACCGTCTAAAAGTTTCCAATTTTTAGATTCAAAATCAATTTCTTCTTTACTCTTACTCTCATCTTTCCAAGTCTGTCTTTTTCTTTGTAGCTCAGCTTCTTGAACCACATCATCAATGGAAAACCCATATGAACAAGTAGACGCAACATTAAACATACCATCTTCTTTGGCGTTTCCAATATCAAACTCACAAGTTAAATGAATTTTCTCTCCTGGAATTTCTTCTGAGATTTTAGGTCTTAATCTTATAAAATCAATGAAACATCCAGTGTAGTCATTAGCTGGGAAAATTTCTCTGGTTTTCGTTTCATCTAAATACTTGCCTGATACAAGGTCACGAATTTTAAAGTTTTGAGTTGTAACAAACATTATTGTGTCAGTATTGTTTTCTATATTTACTTCCATAATATAGTTTTTAAAAGGAAATTCATCGTAGTCTTTAATATGAATTGGAATACAACTAAGTCGTTGTTTTATAACCTCATTATTTAGTCTACTAGTGTTTGCAATTATATTAGCTTTATTTTTTTCGTTTGGCGTAGTTCTAAATACAATCGTATTTATATCAGATAAAATTGTTCTTCTAATAGCATTGGCAATGCTAACATTTACGCCACTAAGAGTGAATGAGAGCATGTCGCCATTTTCAGGAATATCATTAAGTTCAACGTGGGGATTCATAATATCTAATATTAGTTTATATTTAAATTGAAAATTTAAATCAATTTTTTTATAAATGAGTTAAATATTAATTAGAAATAACTAAGTATATATTAAGATGAGTTATATTTTATACTATAGTAAATATTGCGAGGTTTCAAAAAAATATTTGCAAACCTTATCAAAATCAAGTGTTCAAAAAGATATTCATTTTATTTGTATTGATAAACGAACAAAGGATGCAAACAACAAAACTTATATTATTTTAGACAATGGTCAAAACATTATATTGCCAGATAATGTTACACGAGTTCCAGCTCTTTTACTTTTAAATCAAGGTTACAATGTATTATATGGTGAAAAAATATTAGAATTTTTAAAACCAAAACAAGAAGTAGAAGTAAGAAAAGCAACACAAAATAATATGGAACCAACGGCATTTTCATTTGGCGGAGGTTTTGGAGACGTAGTTTCAGACCAATATAGTTTTTTAGACCAAGCTCCAGAAGATTTAGAAGCAAAAGGAAATGGTGGAATGAGACAAATGCATAATTATGTCGACTTAAATTATTCTGACAATGTCACAATGCAAACGCCAGCAGATGAGCAGGAATACAAAAAAGGAGCAAATAGAATAGCAGAAGATGGGTCAAAGGATTTAATGGCACAGATTCAAGCACAGAGAGAAGCAGATATTAAGAGTATTACAGGAAATAAACCACCAATGAGTTTTTAATTAAATTAATTAATTAATTACAATATAATATTAATTTTATATTAAAAATAATTTAAAAAGAAAATAAGACAAATAACTATGTCAAATAATATATTAACTGCTTTTAATGACCACTTTTTTGATTTTTTAAATGATGTTCAAAATGTTTTTCCAGAAGATGCAGATATTTTAACCGCTAGAAATGCTCTTTTAACTGTTAGAAAAGCTAACCCTAAAATGATAGTCAAAATTTGGAACGCATTTATTGTAGGAAAATATAAAGGCGAAATTGAAACAGGAAATATTGATTTTTTTATAAATAAGGACTATTCGACTGATGTTTCATCGGCTTCAAATTCTGATAAAATTATGGAGTCTATTAATAGACTACGCGAACCAATTAAAAATATGACACCAGATAATCAATCTAAAGTTATAAAATATATTCAAAATTTAACTAAACTAGCTGAATTGTGTGACACATAAATGTAACTTAGATGAATATATTAAATTTAGTGGCACTGAAGAACTTACTAATATTCCGGCGTTTTAAAAAAAAATATGTAAATATATACTTTTATTATTTAATTATTAAAAATATATATTAAAATTAGTTTGATTTAAATAAATAAAATTAATATTAAGTAAAATAATGACAGACGAAAAAAAAGTTATTCCGGATGAGTTTGCAAAAGTTATAAAAGATTTTGTAGGGGATTTAAAGACAACGTTTCCCGAATATTTGCCGCTAATTAACAAGTGGTGGAAAGATAATTCACATTTTAATTACATAGAAGAGGTTGAAGAAAGAAACATAGCTATTTTAAAATCAGAACAAAGCAGCATAAATTTGCTTTTTGAGTTTTGTCAAAAAAAATTTCCACCTAGATTTCTTGATATTTTATACCAAAACCCTGATATGTTTAAACCAGAATCTGAAGTTGATACAGAATTTTTACCACATATTCATTTTAAAAATTTGTGGCAATTTGAAATTACTGAAAAAACACGCGAAACTATTTGGAAATACCTTCAATTAATTATATTTTCAATTATTGGCACTGTTGAAAACAAAGATGCTTTTGGCGACACTGCAAAACTATTTGAAGCTATAAATGAAGACGATTTTAAGTCTAAATTGGAAGAGACGTTGTTGCACATGCAAGGTCTTTTTGATATTAGCGGTAACTTAGGAGAAAAGACCGAAAATCTAGGAGAAGGGTTTAATGCAGGAGACATTCCTAATGCTACAGATATTCACGAACATATTACTGGAATGTTAGATGGCAAGCTTGGTCAACTTGCTAAAGAAATTGCTGAAGAAACTGCTTCTAATTTGAATATGGATATGGAAAATGTTACTGACATGAAAGATATATTTCAAAATTTAGTTAAAAATCCCACAAAATTGATGGGATTAGTTAAGACGGTTAGTGATAAATTAGATTCTAGAATTAAGTCTGGCGATTTGAAAGAAAGTGAATTGATTTCCGAAGCTACTGAAATGATGAATAAAATGAAGAACATGCCTGGAATGGGAAACATTCAATCATTGTTAAGTAAAATGGGTATGGGCTTAGGGGGGAAAGTAAATACTAGTGCAATGGAAGCTCAACTGAATAAAAATTTAAAAATGGCAAAAACTAAAGAGAGAATTAGGTCTAAGGCTGAAGCAAATGCTAAGGCAAAACTTGAACAACAAGCTGCTGCCATTTTACAACAACAAATACAAAAGACACAACCTGCTATTTCAGAAGAAGACTTAATAAAAATTTTTTCTTCTCAAGAAAAAATAGAAAGAACGCCTAGAGGAGCAAATCCTAATTCACAAAGTAAACCAGATAAAAAGAAAAAAGACAAAAAGTAATTTAAAAGTATATTTTGTATACTATATAATTACAAATGTTTCAGGAATATGAATCTTCGGGAAAACATATGATTTGCGATTTTAAAGGAATCAATAATGTTCAGCTTCTAAATAGCCTTACTGATTTAAAAGATTTGTTGAGAGAAATATGTAAAACTAATGATTTCAATATATTAAATGAAGTAGAACACCAATTTTTTCCTATTGGGTGTAGCGTTTTATTTTTATTGTCTGAATCACATTTATCTATTCATACCTTTCCTGAAAAAAACCATATTTCATTTGACATTTACACATGCAGACAATATAGTGATGATACATTTTATAATGAAATTTTTAAAAATTTATCAAATAAGTTGCAAGCTTCTTTAGAAAGCACTTGCAAAATAATAGACCGACATTTTTGACACTTATTATTTTACTATAAGTTTCAAAATAAAATATATTTTTTATATATGAGTATTTATTACGTTGATTGCAAACGAGCTCAAAGATATAATATGACAAATGTTGGAATTATAGGAGACAAAACTATAACACAATTGCGTTCTGATATATCAAGCATACCTAATTTTTGCAGAGAAGAAACTTCAATTGAAGTAACTGATTTAAAAATGTATATTGGTGATGGAATTACATTATATTCTTTAAATTCAGGAACTCTTAGTGGTGTTATTAATTTTGATGTTAATGTTGATAAAATAACAGTAAGTGGTTTATGTGTACCAGGGCCATCAACTGGCGTAGGAACACGACTAATTAATGCAGTAAAAACATTTGCAGAATCAAACGGAATTAAAGTCGTAAATCTTACTTGTTATGGAAGCGTTGTTGATTTTTATACAAGAAATGGTTTTAGAATTCAAAGTCAAAGAATAGTAAAAGATGATTCAGATGATGATTCAGATGACGAAGATTATGAACCGAAAACAAGATATAATATGAGTTACGCTGTATTGTCTGGCGGAAAAAGAAAAAAAAATAGAACTAAAAAGAATAAAACTAAAAAAAATAGAACTAAAAAGAATAGAAAAGCTAGAAGAAAATCAAGTAGACATTATTAATTATGTTTTAGTGAAACGGTTGCTTATTTTTTTTAGTAATAGTTTTGATAAACTTTTTAAAAAGATTTATATATATATAATGACAATACAATTTTGGTCCAATGATCCTACAGTTTTATTTAATAAAAACTACATTTTTGAATTATGGCCTACAACAAATATGTGTTATGAACAAAAATTGAATGCTATAACTAGGCTAATAATTATTATTACAATTTTAGGATATATTTCAACTATGTCTAAAAGAATTTTGGTTGTAGGAATTTTAACGTTAGTAGTTATATTTGTTTTATTTAAGATGCGAAAACAAAAAGTTACAAAAGAAATGTTGAATGAAGGTTTTTCTGTTCAGGGAAACGAAGTTACTGGCTTATTTGATTTAAAACCTAACGCATATGTTAATCCAGTAACATTAGATGCTGTATTAAAAACAGAATTTAAAGAAGGTAATAAAAAAAATCCATTTAGCAATGTTTTATTAACACAAATAATGGACGACCCCGATAGAAAATCCGCGCCACCTTCTTTTAATGTTGATGTAGACGAAGATATTACCAAAAATGTCAAGCGAGCTGTTCAAATGATGAATCCTGAAATTGAAAATACAAATAAACAGCTTTATGGCGACCTTTGGGAGAGATTTGAACTAGACCAGAGTGATAGAGCGTTTTATAGCACAGCAAATACCCGTGTAGAACCTGGTGACCAAGGTGCGTTTTCGCGTTATCTTTATGGTACGATGCCCTCAGGTAAAGAATCAAATGCAGATGGTGCGTTAGCAAGAGTTCAAGATAATTATCGTTATACACTTTATTAAGAGCATTAATTGTAACAAGTTTTATTGTCCTTTTTATTATTGTATACCCAAATTTCATATTTATATCCTAACAAATATGAAGTTACATATATTAACAAATCATTCAACAAAGGAAGAGAGAAAAAAGAAATGAAATATTATTGCGATAAATGTGATTTTGGGACAAATGTTGAAATATTATTTCAAAGACATTTAGAAACACAAAAACATTTAAATTAATAAATTATGAATAAAAAAATGTATAATATAATATATAAATGGCTACTTATTCTGGATATACATTCGATAACATGTCAAGAATTGGTTTAGACAGTTGTTGTGTAGACCAAGATACTATTCAAAATGTTGCATCTTGTAATTATATGACTCAAAATTATTTCGCATCAGACTGCTCAATGAAAAATCCTATTGATTTAGCAACTTCGCAACCCGGTATTATGTACAATGGTGGTTTTAATTCTGGAGCTGGTGGATGCAATATTAATGATTCATCCAAGCTTCAAATTGGAACTATTCAAACACACCCTAGATGCCGTATTGATTTATTTCAACGTCCATTTGCTACTGTACCTTATTTAGGTCGTGGGTCAGTGAATCCTGTTATGGAAGCACAAATTCAACAAGGAGAACAAATTGTAAACAAACGCAGTGTTAATAACTTGAGCGAAAAGAGCTTTATTAAGTATCATCAAACACCACTTTTGCCCGCAGTGAAAGCTAGAATGGATAACTCTGCAAACAAAATTGAAAATGATGCTTCCGAAGGATGGATTCGTGGCGGAGTTCCATCACGCGAATTAACGCGTGATGCCGATTATTTCAACAAACATTCTACTTACCAATATGTATAAAAATATAATTTAAAAACTTTAAAAAAATAATAATTTAAATATTAAGCTTAAATAATATTTAAATGTATAACACAAAATTTGTTTGCACATATAATACTCCAGATGTTTTTATTGAAACTGATAATATTACACAAGAAGAAAAAGATTTTGTACGTGAAGCTATTTATAGACAAGAATTATTAAATGTATTTGGAATTGATGATTTTGATGAAACAGAAATGGATAAAGCTTTTTTAGAGTTATATAAAAAAGTAGAAAAATATGATGTCTTAGAAGAGTATATGCTTAAATTAGCTGGAAATTTTATGACTGACAGTAAAGAACACGGTTTAATGTTAATGTATTCTTATGATTATATGTATTTAACTCATATTTGCATAAGCGAATTTTTAAAAAATGGGAAAATTAATGAAAATAATATTTTAAAATTAAAAGAAATTATTTTCTAATTATTATTACAGTTTTTTTAATACTTTTTTTTAAAAGTATATATAAATGGCCTCTACTCGTAATAGAAATACACCTGGAAACTATTGTTTAGAAGAAAAACAATACAAACAATTTGAAAATTATACTTTATATGCTAATTCACAATATGGAGCTGCATATAATACACGATTGCCAGGAAATGGTTTATTGGCTGGTCAAATACCTTGGAATAAACTTTCATATAACCCTGCTGACACAGAGTCTTTTTTGCTAGGAATTAATTCAACTAATTTAGTTAATCCAGCTCCTTGTTTTGTTCCAGAAATTTCAAAATTAAGTTCAGCAAATATATACAAAAAAGATGCAACTTATATGCCTGAACCTTTAGTAATCGAAAAGAATCAAAGACCTTTTCCAATTCCTAATTAATTTAAATTAATATATTTTTTATTAATTTAAATATGTTTGCTTTTTATATAAATGAGTAATATAAATGCGCAAAATATAACAGTTACTAATTTAACAGTATCTTATATAAACGGTTTACCATATACACCTAATCCTTGCTCTAATCCTTGTAATAATGGAGGATACTATGTACCTTGTGAATCTTGTGACTATGTTGGACCAGATGAATGTGATTGCGGAAATACTTGTGATTGGTGTGACGAAGTTCCATATGTACCTGATGAATGTGACTGTTTTGTTCCTTGTCCAGTATTTCCCGCAGGTTCCACTGGTCCTACTGGAAATACTGGTTCTACTGGAAATACTGGTTCTACTGGAAATACTGGTTCTACTGGAAATACTGGTTCTACTGGAAATACTGGTTGCACTGGTCCTACTGGAACAACTGGACCAACAGGTCCTACTGGAACAACTGGTCCTACTGGTGACACTGGTCCTACTGGAATAACTGGACCAACAGGTGAAACTGGTCCTACTGGTGAAACTGGTCCTACTGGAACAACTGGTCCTACTGGTGACACTGGTCCTACTGGAATAACTGGACCTACTGGAACAACTGGACCTACTGGTGAAACTGGACCTACTGGAACAACTGGTCCTACTGGTGAAACTGGTCCTACTGGAAATACTGGACC